AGTCCAAGATGGATAAGGGCTAGGTACGTCTTTCCAGTAAAAGGCATTTTTTTCTTCATCAAAATAAATACCTGGCACTGCTGCATTGGCGCGAAAAGGAGTTCCTCCAAGTGTGTGTTTATTGTTTAGAGTGTTGATTGAAAATTGTTTCCAGTTTCCACCAAAGAGTTCTTTACAAAAATCACTGCCAAGTTGTTCTTGCTCATTATGATTTTCATCAAGCAAGATTTCATTGTTAATAACAATTGTACGAATAACAATGTTGTTTTCATCTAATTCTGCAAAATGAGCCATTAGTAAGTTATACTCCCACTTCCAGTAAAGCGATAAACTGTATTTCCGCCATTGGTATAAACCTGTGGCGAACCCGTAGTAGATGCAGCAGGTGCATTTGTGCTAAGAATTACCACACCCGAACCGCTTGCGTAACCTGCTGATGAGCCACCTGAACCGCCACCTGTGTTAGCAACTGCTGCTGCTCCCGCAACGCTTGGACTTGTATAGGCTCCATAGCCGCCACCATAATCAGTATAAAGAGTACCAATATATGAATAACCACCTGACGAACCGCCACCACCCAATTTCAGGCTTGTTCCAGTTAGTGTTTCAATAATTCCGATACCACCAGCGCCAGTTGGGTAATAGGGCGTACCGCCACCATTATTACCTACTCCTCCAGCACCTCCACCGCCACCAGAACCAGAACCAGAATTAGTTGCACTACCGCCAGCATAGCCTTGCCCTGGCGTTCCAGCACCACCTACACCAGGTAACAAGCCAGAACCACCACCGCTTCCACCTGCACCACCATCAGCACTACCTGCGCTACCATAACCGCCACCAGTTGAAGTAATGCCATTAAAAGTTGATGGTTGCCCTTGTTGGCTTGTATATGTAGGAGCAACTGCTGTGACTGCTGCGCCAATTGTAACTGTGTAAGTTGTTCCTACTGTGCAAGTTGTTGTTCCTTGAAGAACACCACCTGCTCCACCTCCTGCGCGTGCTACTGGTGCTGGAGTAGTATTGTATGTACCGCCCGACGCAACAATTACATAAGAGACTGTTCTTGTTGGGATAGCAGGAGTTACTGAGTTGGAAGCTGAAGAAGCAGGAGAGTTTCCAGCTGCGTTTGTTGCATAAACTGTAAAAGTGTAAGCCGTGCCATTAGATAGACCAGAAACGGTAATTGGGCTAGATGATCCTGTGCCAGTAAAACCACCTGGGCTAGAAGTAGCCGTAAAGGAAGTGGCTGCTGGGCCAGTAGCTGCAGGGGTAAAGGCAACAGAGGCGCTTGCATTACCAGCTGTAGCTGTGCCGATTGTCGGAGCTAAAGGCTGTAAGTGTCCTGTTTTAGATGAGGCGACTACGCCAGGAATAATAGGCATTAGGCAATATCTCCTGTGACATACCAAAGATCTGTAGCTACTTTAATACACGTTGCAACTGCGTACTGAGCTCTGATTTTAGGCGCAGCTGAAGTACCACCTGTTGAAGCGATAGTTGTCGTTCCAGAGGACACAGCTTGAATTGTGGTTTGTCCTGTGCCAATCTGAATAACCGTAATCTGTGATCCGATAGCGTAAGCGACTGAAGCGTTTGTAGGAATTGAGAAGGTGTTAGCTGATCCCACGCTCATAGTCACAATAGCTGCTGCGTCTGAAAGTACAGGCGTGTATGAAGCAGTTTGAGCGTTTATTGAATGGGTAATAATTGGAGCTATAAGAGTTTTGTTAGTTAGCGTATCCGTCGTAGCGCGACCAACCAAAGTATCTGAAGAAGTAGGCAGTGTTAAAGTACCTGTGTTAGAAATAGTTGAAATTACAGGGCTTGTTAAAGTTTTGTTAGTAAGCGTGTCAGTGGTAGCACGTCCGACAAGAGTGTCAGTAGAAGTAGGCAGCGTAAGTGTGCCTGTATTAACGATTGTGCCGATTACTGGAGACGTTAAAGTTTTGTTAGTAAGAGTTTGAGTACCTGTAAGAGTAGTAACGACTGAAGTGTCAATAGCCAAAGTACCTGTAGTGGTGATTGTGCCACCTGTTAAACCAGTGCCACCAGCTACAGAAGTAACCGTACCTGTAGCGCCTGTGAGCGCGTAAGCGAGGCTATTCCAGGCAGTTGAACCGTCACCAATTTTTGCTTTATTGGTATTAGTCTCATAGCCGAACTCGCCAGCTGCCAAAGTAGGATTAGAAGAAGTCCAGTTAGCTGCTAAATCACGTCTAAACTGAATCTGGGTTACGACTGCCATTAGGCTGAACCTCCATTAACCGTCTGAGTGGACGTAGTAGTAGAACGACCACCTGTATAGGGAGCAATACTATCTGAGATACCGCCGTCTATAGCTGAAACGCTTGAGCTAGTGCTGGATAGCTGTACCCAGGAGCTGCCGTTATAGACAAATAAAGTATTCTGAACGGTATCAAAATAAACGTCGCCAGTCCGAATCGTAGGAGTGCTGGGCGCAGCTGATAAAGCTGGTACGTTTATAGGATCTAAAGCGAGTTTACTCACGCTATATCGCCTGTCACGAGCCAGGTATTAGTAGAAGTCTGAATAGCTGTAGCTGTCGCATATTGAGCACGAAGCTTAGGAGCTGTAGCTGTAGCACCTGTTGAGTTGATTGTTACGCCTGAACCGCCAGAGATCGTAGGCTGACCTGCACCGTACTGAGTGAAAGAAATCTGGGCTCCGATTGGGTAGGCCACTGAACTGTAAGGTGGAATAGTTACAGCTATAGATGAAGCGTTAGCTAGGGTAACGATAGATCCGTTGTCTGAAAGGACTGTGGTGTAGGTAGTGCCAGTCTGAGCATTAACCGCGATATTGGTAGCTGAGAGGACGTTACTGGTTACAGCTACGCGCAGATCAGTGATATTGGCATTGACGATCGAGGTAGCGTTAGCTGCGACCGCGACTTTAGCAAGAGCGATTGAGTTAGCTGGTGTAGCTGGGACGGTAGGCGAGCTAGCTGCCGTGCCTGTGACGACGTTGATGACGACGTTATTGGTCGATCCTGTGTAGTAAGCGTCATTGACGGTAAGGCAGATAAGGTCGATACGAGGGTTAGTAGCGTTAGCTGTAGCGATTGCAGCTGTAGCAGCTGCGTCGTTGTAGGCGACATAGACACCCATATTGGCCTGGGTTGTACCGACGATCGCAGCCCAGCCAGAAGCTACTTGGACGGACATACCAGGGGTACCGCTTTGAGTGACAGCTAGTGAGGAGCTGCCAATAGTGCCTGTGGTCGAGTAGAGAGCCTGCATACTCAGGCGATCGTTTTCAGCTGGGTGTGAGCCATTCTGTAACCAGCTAGGCGGGGTGCGTAATGCCATTAGATCTCCTCTTTAAGCGTAAGCATTGTTCCATTGTACAGTGGCGTTAGTTTGACCGATAGTCGTACCAGTCCCAGTGAAATAAAAAGAGCTAGTGCCAGGCGCAGCTGCGAACCATTGAGACGACCCTTTAAGCAGATTACGAGCTGGGTTGCCATTGAGCAGGATTGTCTTGTACTGAAGGTCGATTGAGATAATGTCCGACTGGATCATTGTGTAATTAAACGAAAGCGCCTGGGAGCTAGTCGTTGATCCGACCACTGGATTAGTTACTGGGCCGTAGATCGTAATAATTGGGTAGGTAGTTGTATCGCCGTTATTAGTGACCGTAGCCGTCTGGGTTTGAGATCCACCGCCAAAAGTAAGGTCATAAGTACGGTTATAAGTACGGCCTAGAGGATTAGTGGGAGTCATATTTGCCGTCTGAGTGGTGTAATCATAGTAACGAGGATCTGGGCAGTAGAACTCGTATTGAGCTGTGATCCTGCCGTAGGTGTAATCAGGATCGACCGTAGCCATAGCCCTGCGTACGCGAGCGTTTACATACTGAAAGTTATCCCCAGTTGAGAGCTGAAATTGAAGTGGGGAAGTGCCACTTTGTTGAGGCTGAAGAGCTGCCTGAAGCAAGTTGTAGTTAGCCTGAGCCCCAAGACCGTTTCCAGACATAATCTGAATAGTGATCGAAATTGTACGAGCATTGAGGAAATCTCGACCGCTGATCGTGCCGTCCTGGTATCCGCGATCTGAGTCCTGGATACGAAGGCTAGGAAGGGCTTTTAAGCCGTCTACAGATAAGATCTGGTATGGAGAGCTGGCCCCACCGAATACGAAGCCGTTAAAGGCAAAAGAATAGGGATTTAGGGAGGTTACAGTGCTCATAGGGAAGCCAGCCCGAACTTAGTTGCAGCCACCATAGCTGCAGCCGTAGCTTGAGGGTCAGTAGTCCCTGTAAAGCTATTATTTTGAGTTACGTAAATAGGTTTCATAGCAGCAGCCATATCAGCATTATAGGCAGTCTTAGTACCAGACTGATCTACATAAACTCCTGATTTATTTAAGGAGGCTGCATAACCCAGATCAGCTGAGCTAGATGACCCAGAAATACCCGCGAGATCAAAACCACCAATAGAGCCAGCAATACCGCCTAACCCCACTATCTTTGCAGAAGTTTCTTCAATTTTTGTTATGAGAGCTGAAAGTTTCTTATCAGTGCTGTCTGAAATTGCCTTAATTGCAGCGTCGTAAGAATCTTGAGCCGATTGAAGCGAAGCGTCTAAAGTGCGTTGAGCCGTAGCCATAGCGTCTTTTTGAGCTAAATCAGCTTTAGCTTGAGCTTCTGTTAGCTTTAATTGAGCTTTAGCAAGGTTATCCGTAAGCGCTAGTTCAGCTGAGGCTGTAGCTTTAGTATGAGCGTCTGTAGCAGCTTCAAGAGCTGCCTGATAACTAGCGTTTTCTTTAGCCAAAGAATCTTGAAGGTTGGCGCTGTTTTTAGCCAAAGAATCTTTAACCTCAACAGCCACTTGAGCGTATTGCTCAGCCATAGCTTGAGTAGCAAAGTGCGTACCGTCGTTCATAGTGGTAGCAAGCTGAGTTAAACCGTTTTGAGATACAGAGTCGATCTGACTATAGAGAGACTTAATTTGAGAAGCTGTTTCAGGGGTAGCGTTTAATACCGCCTGAGCCATCTGATCGCCCACTTCTGGGCCTTTGGCGAGTACCTGGTTAATAAACGACTGCGAATAACCCTGAGCTGAAAGGTTTCCAGCGTCTTTCTGAAGCTGAAGAATCTTGTCGAGTTGAGTCTTGAGCGAGTCAGCTAAGCCAGCGCCAGTAGATCCACCAGTTGTAAATAGGGTACCGAGGTCGATCTTTGTAGCGCTATTCCAGGCGTTAGTCATAACGTCGATTGACTGCTGGATTATTGACCTACGCTTATCGTTGCCTTGCTGTTCGATCTGGATAGCCGTGTCAGCTGCCTTTTGTTGAAGATCAGCGACCTTAGAGTTGTAATTGTCTAGTAAGTCAATTTTCTTCTGAGCGTAGTCAGCGTCAATTTGAGTAATTTTCTCGTCGTGAGCTTGATGAGCTGCAGCTACAGAATCGTCAAAAGCTTGCTGAGCAGACGCGTAGGCTTCGTCGTGACGTCGAGTTATATCGTCTACCGTATTGTTGTAAGTTTCATAAGCTGCAGCCTTCTTGTCGTCTCTAGTTTGAGCAGCTGCGTCCATTTTATCTTGACGGTCTTTCAGCGCTGTTTCGTAATCAGTCTGAAGTTTTGTCATTTCAGTCTGGGCTTTAGCTAGCGCTTCAGCTTGTTTCTTTGCTGCAGCTGCAGCTTTAGCAGCTCCTTTGTCAATACTTCCACCTGGGACAAGGCCAGTAATATCAACAGAATCGCCTGAACTTTTACCGCCAGCTTTAGCTAATGCGTCAGCGACATTTGGAAACTTAACGTCAATTTTTTTGTCTTTGACGCTTTCTAAAGTCCCCTTAAAACCTTCAACTTTTTTGGCAGCATTGTCAAAGAAATCGCCCACTGCCTTTGGCATTTTGTCAATTTCTGCTGCTGCTGTTTTAGCAGCTGGGACAAAGAATCCGAGAGCGTGAAGCATAAGACGCATAGGGCCAGTGACTACCTGGAGGAAGGCCTCAGCTACTACGCCAATAGTTTTAAGTAAGAAACCCCACCAGGTTAAAAGCACTTCTAAGCCTGTGACAACACCGTGCCTAAACCAGTCGAACTTATTCCAGGCCCAGACAAAAGCTGCAGCTACGGCTACAACGGCAGCTACCACCGCTACGATTTCAATATTGGCAGCTAACCAGGCAGCAGCTTGAGCATAAAGCTCACGAGTAAGGTTTATGACTACTACCGTGAGAACACTGCCGACTACGAAAGCTATAGCCTCCATAGCTGCTTTGTGCTCACTGAGCCACTTCATAGCTCCGATAAACCAGCTCTCAAGTTTCATTAAAATTGGGAGAAGAAGGTTTCCTATCTTCTCTTTAAGCTCTTCACTCTGTACGCCGATAATCTGCATTTTGCCAGCGTAAGTCTGAGCGTAAGCAGCAGCTTGTCCACCAATTTTTCCGTTTAATTGGTCAAAAGCTTTAGCGATAGCTTGATTTTTAGGAAGGTGAGTATCCAGGGTAATACCGAACTCACGGAAAGCTCGCATAGCGCCAGTTGTACCGCGTGTTAAGGTAGAAGCAGCTTCAGCTAAATCCATATGCTTCAGGCGAGCGTAATCGGCAGCTACACCCATTAAGCGCTGGGACTCAGTGACTGATCCAGTCGCTGTAATCATCTTTGTAAAGGCAGCTCGTGTGTCGTTAGCCTTGAACCCGAGATTACCCATAGCCTCGGTGGACTTCATAATGGCTTCACGGTTAGCGTCGGTATTGACCTTCGCGTTATTCATAGCCGTACCGAGAGCAGCTACTGTGACCTGAGCTTCTTCAGCTGCTTTTACTGACTCTTTAAGAAAGCTCTTAAAATCCGATAGACCTTTTTGGATAGCTGAGCTGGCAAAGGTACCGAGCATAACGGTCTTGAGCCCAGTGAACTTTCCACCAGCTCC